CCGAGAACTGAGCCTGTCAGAACTCACGGCACTTGGTCAGGCTCATGAGAACCATAAACGGGCTCTTGATGCAGAGGCACGGTTGGGAAGGGCTGCGGAGGCGTTGAGGGCAGCGAAAGGCGCAATAGATGCCGCCGAGATCGTTGGCGCTCGCAATGCGGCAGGCTATCTCACCGATAGAGCCCTATGGGCACAATGCGCCATTGACAAGATCAACCACGCCCTCTCTGATCTGGAGGTAAAAGATGACAATGGTTGAGAGGAAGCGGTTCTATCTCAACACGTCTTCCATGACAGCCCGACTTGTTGTGCCTCGATCTGAGCGCGCCCTTTGGAACTTCTATCCGAGGCAGGAACCAAAAATCAGATCCGTCGAAGGCGGGCCGCACTTCTACGGGAACGGCTTTGACGACGACGCACCTTGGCTGCAATACCAGATGGACCTTGCCGACGCGACGGATAAGGTTGTCAGGCTTCCTGAGGCATCCGTGTACCTCTTGTCGCCCGTCCGCTGGCCCGATGGCGTAGTGGTTCAAGGGGCTAGCGCAGGGACCACAATCCGCGCGCCTCGCCAGTGGCTCCCCGACTCGATCATTTCCCAAGGAAGCCCGTCAGCAGCCCGCCAGCCTTGCCGCTGAGAAAGCCGGCGACACCTGACACCGCAAGGATCGCCCACTTCGCTCCACGAGCTTGCAGCATGATCTCGTGTAACTCTGTGACCTTGGCGGCTGTCCTTTCGAGCGTGTCGGTCAAATTCTCAAGCCTGATTTCGAGTTTGGCAATACGCTCGATTTCGCTGTCGGTCATGCTCACAACTCACACTAACTCGCGGGGGATTTTGTTGCCGCGAGTTGCGTCTTGAACGCATCAACGGCCTTGAGGACTGTCGCTGCACCTTCAATCATGTTAGTGGGCCTCGACAAACACGCTACCTTCGCAGCAGCATACGAAGCGTGCACCTTCTGATCAAGCGCCGGCTTGATTTTTTCCGGCTTAAGTGCTTGATATCCAAGGTAAGCTACATCCAGCCAGTCACACGCCGTCTGGTATGCCTGAAGCGCCTTGGCCTCCGTGTCCTCCACGGTGAGCTTGGTCGTATTGCACCCCGCCAACGCAAGGGAGCAACCGAGGACGAGAACGACCGCCCTCACTTGGAGAAGATCCCCGAGGACGTGATAGCGCGCAGGGCAACCATCGTAAGGCCAGAGATGACCATGGCGATGTTCGGGGACACGTACTGTGTCCAATCGATCTTCGCGACGTACTCAAGCGCGACCGGAGCCACGGCAATGCCGAGCCCGGTAATGACCGTGCGAAATCCCTTCATGGGCCTAGATCTCCAGCTTCATACATTTCGCGCCAGATGTTCCGCTCCGGGGGACGGGCGCACGCCCCCATGAGGATGATCAAAAAGGCCATGACGAGCGCGCCCATGAGCAGGCGCACCAACGCGGTCACGATTGCGTTCATGAAGCCTGTCCTGTAGTATTCGCGCGCAAGTTCGGGTGCGGCGTGGAAGGACACGCTAGGTCCCGCAGACCGAACATGGCGATGGGCAATAAGCCGAGCTTCCCTAGCCCTAGCGGAACGCCAGCTAGCCGGTATCAAGCCCGGCCACCGTTCTTGCACCTACACAGGCCTCTGGAACAGATCGCCCTCCGCAGTACGACGCCGCGTCAGACCATTGAGGATTTTCCCCGCAGCCCGGTTCCAACGCATAAGTTGCATGGGGACGCTGCCATACTCGCCTTCGTTCAGACGCTTCAGAAGCGTGGATACAGCGAGGTTGCCGGCACCGACGTTGAACGTGAAGCTGACCAAGGCCGCAAACTGGTTGTCATTGAGCGGGATTGTCACGTACCGCTCGACGGCCTTGCACGCATCCTGTAGGTCCATGATGAGGCGCTGTTCCGCCTCCTGAACCGTGATCTTCATGCCCTTCTTGACGCCCTTCGTGCTTCCGTAACCCACGGTCCAAGGATCGCCGCCAGTGCCCGGATCTGGATAAGCTTCCAGGCGCAGCCCTTCGAAGGACTTGATCAGGTCAAGTCCTGCCTTGTTCACCTGACGGGTCATCAGGCAATCCGCCACGTAAAGCCGCGCCATGTGTACCCGCCCGAACCGGAAGATACAGTCGCGCCGCCCGCCCCTACGCCGCCGATGTGGTTACCAATCGTGCCGGTGCTGTCCTGCAAAAGGAACCCGAAATACGCGTATGTCCCGGTCGCCGGCAGAACAAAGTCGCCACCCGTCGAGCCCGTGTAGGTCGCAAAAATCCCGACGCCTGCCGATGCTTTGGGAATTGGGCCAGGGGTTACCCCCCACGAGGGATTGGCACCTGCCCCGTTTGTAGTGAGAACCTGTCCCGCCGTTCCCGTTGCCAGAGCCGCCCACGTTGATGCGCCACGATAAAGGATCACACCCTGCGTCGAGCCGATGCGGTCCAACTGGCTGGTTGTTCCGGCCGTCCATTCGTAGGACGTGACATGCCAGTTTCCGGAACCAAGGGACACGGCTTCGAAACTGTCGCCCGCAGCCGTCGTGATCGACACCCCGCCGGGCAAGATAAGGCTTGTAGCATTGTGAGTGAGCGTCAGTGCCGCAGCAAAACGACCGCGCCTGCGAATGCCGGCGTTGGCCGTGCCAAAACCGGTAATGGTTGTGGTGCCGGTAATCAGCACCTCAGACGTTGCCGCCGCGCCGATGTCGCAGGTCGTGGCAGAAGCAACCGAAGTGATGGCGTCTACGTCGAACGCCTTGCCCGTCGCCTTACCCGCCCATGTCGTCGTCTGGGTAGACGAGACGGTCATGGCGAGCGTACCGCCAGTGGCCAAGTTCAGGGTGTCCGCACCAGCCGAATAAATGCCGGTGTTCGTATCGCCCGTAAACGTGTATCCTGGCGCGCTCGCTGAGCCGAGGACAGCCCTTAGGGTGCCCGTCATCGGCGCAGTACCGGCAACCGGCAGCGAGGCCGTCAGTTCGTTGCCAATGTCCGTGATGAGGTTGTTGAAGACCGTGCTGGAAATAGTCGTTCCAGACGTAACCGGAATACCGGCTGTGGGGCTGTAGACCCCTGAAACGTTGCGAGCCATCAGACATGCTCCAAGACGACAGGAAAAACGAGATCGACCTGCCGCCGAACGAATGGGTTTCGTTTGACGAGCGAACAAAGCCCCATGAGCCCTTTTGGGGGCCGGGTCTGGTCGAATGGGTTGCTTACGTGGTTGGGTTTGTGGTCGTGTCCGTCGTCGTGCGCTACTTCGTGTTGCGCTGAGACGATATGTTGCCGGTTCCCGCTGCGGCACCGCCGATAGCACCACGCATGAGCTGCGCTGCAATCTTTCGGCGTGTTTCTTCGTCTTTGAACGTCATTTTCAGAGCATCTTCCAAGCCGTTCGGGTCACGCCGCAAAAGAGCTTCCGCCAACTTCCTGCGCACAGTCGGCGTGTTCCCAGATAGGGCGTCGGACGAACGAGCCACAACGTTCTTGCCGGCTTGCATAACGTTGCCGCGCAAAAGTTCCGACACGATTTCAGGGCTGACCCCAATTGACGCATTGTCTGCAAGATTGTCCGCAGTCTTGGACCCGCCAAGGGCTTCTTGCCGCGTCTGGAACATCAGGTTTTCGCGGTCAAGCGCCTTCCTGAGCATGTCGCCTTCGCCCTCGCGAAGCGGCCCTTGGTACAGCGACAAGGCACCTAGTTCGCGGTCGTACTTTGGCGCGTTGAACCGGATGGCGGCGTTCCCGCCTGTCTTCCGCTCCAAAGCCTCCAGCGTCTTGTCGGCGTAGCCTGTCCGGTATCCCTGCTGTTGCGGCTTGCCCAAGGCGTTCAAGATATCGATGTTGTCCGTCGCCCGCCCACGGCTAGCCGCGTACTGGCCCATATCAACAGCTTCATCGATCGACGCGGGGCCGGCCCACGCCTTACGCGCAGCCGCGTAATCCGGGTTCACAGCGTCAAGCGCCGAAAGATACGACTTCCGAACGGCCTCGATAGCTCTCCCTTCTTCGTCCAGATGGAGACGCTTTGTCACCGGGTCGCGGTATCGTTCTAGAATGTCATCGATACCCTTCTTGATGACATTGAGCGTCCGCATGTTTGGGACTTTGTCGAGGATCGGGTTCCCGTCTTTGTCCGTCCCCGTAATGGCTAGGTCTGTGGGGTCGAACTTTTCACCTTTGGCAAGCGACTCAAGCCGCTGGATACGAACACCGCGCTTCAAGCCCTCCTTGGTGATCGGGTCGTCCAAAAACTGCTGAATGCGTTCGTCCCATACCGGCTTTGCCGAAAACGCCTGCTGGTACAAAGGCTCCGCATCTTCAGCAGCCTTGGTCATCAGTTGCCGGCTGGTCTGTCGCGCGGTCGGCCCTGCGCCTAGCCCATCCTCGATCAGAGTTGCAACACGGCCAGCCTGATCCTCTTGCCGGGCATTAAGAAACTTTGTGACTTCGGTGCGCCCCTCACCAGGGTTCCGGGCCACGACCGAAAGCATCCGCTGGCCAGGGTTGCCTAGCGCGTCTGCAACGGTCATGGGCTGCCCCATTGCCGCAGCGTCAGAGACTTCAAGGCCAACTTGCGCGGGGGTCTTTCCGCTTTCCATGAGCGCGCGGGCTACCTGCTTCCCCGCAAATTTCTCAGGGTCACGAGCTGCGTCTACCCACCCCAGTGTCTTGCGGCCAACCGCGCTTACAGCCGGAACCGCAGCACCTACGCCAAGCCCCATCAGACCGCCAACAGCCCCACCCGTTGCAGCGCCCTTGACGCTGTCCTCAAGCCCGCTGCCTTCCCCGAACCCTTGAACGGCCCCAAAGGCTGCGCTGTCCGCTGCAATCCCACCCAGGTTGCGACCGAACGAAGCCGCTGCGGGGTTCGCCGGCATGGCCGTCATGCCCGCCTTAGCGAAGTTCCCACCCGTGACAAGACCGCCGCCAATTTCCATTCCGGTCCCGAGAAGCCCGCCTTTCTGGCGGGCCTCATCCATCATGATATCTTCACGGGCCTTCGTGTATGCGTATGCCTTGCGCGGGTCCATCGTGCCGCGCTTGATCATCTCCAGCGGAACGGTTGCCCCGGCAACAGCCTCATCCGCAAGGCCCATCGTCGCACCTTGGATGAACTGCCGGCCCAGCCCATACCCACCGCTTGCGGGAAGGTCACCCTTCTTCCGCATGGTGTTCAGTTCTGTTTTGACTTCAAACCGGATTGGGTCGCGCACGTCTTCCGGCGAGTAGCCTTCGCTGGAAAGATACGAGTCAATATCCGGTTCCGGCGCATTCTGGGCAATCATCTTGGAGATGTTGCCCTTGATGCGGCCCAACTCGGCGGAAATGTCAGCCATCAATCAAGTCCATACTTTTTCTTGAGGGCAGCAGGGTCATTCGTCGGCGCAGCGGTTTCTTCACCGGGGCCGGGTTCCTTGTACTTCCCGCCAAGTTCTTCCTTCATGGCTTGAATAGCGCGCATTCTGGCCACCCGCTTCTGCTCAATGACCGATTTTGCGTCCCCCGGCATTGGCATATACTGCTTATCAAAGTTGTCTTCTTCTTCTTTCCCAATGACAGCGCCAGACTCACGCCGCAACAGCGCATTGATGAACTCGCGCTTGGCCTGCGCAAACTTTTGGAAATCCTCGCCTACGAGGTAGTTTCCCCCCGGAACTTTGGTGTCAAAAAACCGCGAAATCGATCGAGTACCTTCCGTTTCAAGCCCCTGCAATGTTTTTGCAGCCGCATCAGCCCGGCGCGTGAACTGGAAGATTTTGCTTTCGCTTTCGGTGAGGGGCTTGTCAGGGCGAGGGGCCGTGATTGTCCGAACGCCCTGCGTCTCGGTTCCCGGCTTGGTAGTCTGCGGGACCGTTGCCCCAGGTGGGGGCGGCTCTGTCGGCTGCTTAGGTGCCGCCGTCGCGTTGGGGAAAATGGCATCCGGAGTGACAAACAGCAGGCTGCCATCGGCCTGCGTTGTGAACTTGCCTGCCGCCATCATCGCGGCCTGTTCTTTGGTAAGCCGACCCTGTTTCACAAGGAAGTTGAGAGCCTGCGCGCCCTCGCCGTTGCCGTTGAACATTTCATCCGGCGCAGGAAGATCTGTGAAGGGCTTGCGCTCGCCAGTGCGCTTGTTGAACGAGGCAATCGGGTTGCCGTTCCGGTCCTTGATGATTTCCAGATCGGGGTTGCCCTGTTGCAAATCACGTTCCGCCTTATCGGCCTGCGCTTTCTTCAACCGAGCTTCGGTCGGATCTTGCGGAACCTGCATGACGGGTTCCATTGCGCCCGTCTTCGGATTGGTACGGTACACCTGATTACCGACCGTCTGGAACCCGTAGGTCGGCGCTTCCTTCTGCAAGGACTGATACCGAAGCGTCAAAACCTGTTTTTGTGCAGGCGAGATGTAGGGGTTCTGCAACGCCTTCAGGATAGATGCCTGCTGCGATGATGTGTCCTGCCCCGCGCCCATGAGGCCAGTTGCAGGAGCCGCCGACGGAAGCTGCGTAGGCTGGCCCTGTGCAGGAGGCGCAAGGGTATCGCCGCCCGCCATTGTCGGCTGACCGCCGCCGCCAGCGAGAGCGCCAGCAACGGAAGACGGAGCGCCTTGTCCCGGCATAAAACGCATGACGTGCTGGGCGTAGTTCGGGTCGCCGCCGCCATTGTAGGCCGTCAGCGCCTTGGCCACCTGATTGCGGTCATTCCAATCCGTGACGCCAGCCGCCTTGCCACGAGCCGCAAGGTACTGCGCGCCAAACAGGATGTTGGTTCGCGGATCGCGAAGGCTTTGCGGATCGACGCCCTGCATTCCAAAGCCAGGATCGCGCGCCGTACTCGGCATGATCTGTGCAAGGCCAACCTCACCCGCCTTGCCAATGGCATTTGGGTTGAACCGGCTTTCCTGCTGCACCTTGGCCATCAGGACCGACGCGGGAATGCCCGTCATCTTCGATGCTTCGTCAAAGTACGGAGCAAGGTCGGACGGGGCCTGAGCCATCTTGCCGCCCGTCTGCGTGAAGGATGGAGGGTTGGCCAGTGCAGCGGCTACAGGGGATGGCACCTGCGGCCGGGCTGTGACGCCGCCGCCGTTCATGGCCGCTTCCATGTCAGCCTTGGCCGACTCCTGCCCGAGACGGTCCTGCTTGTCGTACTGCCCAAGCTCGATCCCGCCCATGAGCGCCTGAGCCATCTTGGCAGCACCCTGCCACGGCGAGGCAATAGGGCCCGCATCCGTGGCCTTGAGCATAAGCGCCTCGGCAAGCCTACGACGCCGCGTGCGCTCGTTGGGATCGGTGTTGGCGTCAAAGACATACGACATGGACTAACCTCAGAACTTGCCGGTAGCGTAGCGCGCGACACCGCCCGTAAGCGCCGAGCCAAGCCCGAACAGACCGCCCAACTGCGCTTGGTAATTGGCGTTCTTCGCCTTGTACTGATCCTGTATCAGCCCGGCCAAGTCGGTGTTGGCCACCTGAGCAGTCGGCGTGTTGACGTAGTTCGGGTTCTGCAACTGCTGGCCGTTCATCAGCGCCGTGATCTCGTTCAACGGCTGATTGCGCTCTAGCGCAGCCTCGTTGACCGCCTGCCCACGAGCGTTGATGTACATGGAGTTGTAAGCGTCGTTGCGGTCCTGCGCGAACTGTGACCGCATGGCATTGTAGGCTTCCGAGCCAGGACGAATGCCCCGGTTCATCAAGTCCTGCTCAAGCTGCTGGTCGCGCGTCGCCCACTGCGGATCAAGCCGCTGGGACTGCATGTCGGCAATCTTGTTGCCTGCCGCCGCATCAATGTTGAACGGCTTGTCGAGGATGCCGCCGACCTTCCCAATCTGCCGCAACGCGATGTCATTCATCTGCGTGTCGGCTTGGGTGTTCTGGTCAACGATGTGCTGCTGATCGGCATTCAACTGCTGATAGGCACCCATTTTCGGAGTGCCATCGCCCCAAGTACCGTTCTGCTGATAAATCAAGTTCCCATATGGCGTGAACTGATCGACTTGGTTGATCTGCTGCGTTTGCTGAGCCGTCTGCTGGTTTAGCTGGCTCTGCGCCTGCGCAGTGGCGTAGGGGTCCGGTGCCTTTGGGGCCTTCATCTGTATATCCTTTGCTCACGCCGTAGCAGGCCGTACAAAATGGCGTCTTCACCCTTGAACCATTCACGCACCCGGCCTTCCTGACGGAAACCGAGAGCACGAAGGGCAGCGCGGGCCTTGTGGTTGCTGACCGCAGTCCTTGCCGTGACGCGGGTGCAGTTGAGGTACTTGAACACGTAGCGAGCCAGTTCGCGAATGACGTAGGGCGTCCAGCACCCTTGGCCGACGCCCGTCATTTCGATGTTGCCATTGGAGAAATCGTTGAACACGACCGCGCCACAGACGCCGCCGTTGTCCGTCTCGATGACCAATCCAGCGAAGGGCGTTCCGCGTATGTCTATTTTCAACACCGACATGACCAAGCGTGCGGCCTGCTCGTTGTCAGAACGAAGCTTCACCCGATCGCCTCGCCAATCTCGAACATCACATCCACAGACGTAACCCGGCAGTCGATATTCTGCGTTGTGCCGAGCGTAACCTGCCAGACCGGAGCGACAACCGAGCCGATGCCCGTAACCGACTTCCAACTATTGAAGGGAGAGGTGGTCACCGCAGGCCATAGCGTCGTATCCCAGACCGCCGTGTCCCAGACCGCATCAGACGTTGGTGCCGTGCTGCTTGTCGGTCCTGTCGGCTTGGTGAAATTGTAGTCCGCGCGGATCGTAAACTGCTCAGTCGGCGTAAAGCTGGACTGTTTGTTGGCCCTTGCCAGCCGCATGACCTTGCGCCTTGCCGGGGTGCCCAGGTCCGAGAAGGACATGAACATCGTGGCCGTGTAGGGCGTCGTACCGTCGATCCCGGTCGTGTCGCCCTTCATGACCCGCCCGTCTTTGGTGCCCCAATACATTTCGGACTGGAAGTTGGCGAAGCACGCCGCATCCCAGCCGGAAAACCGGCACCATGCACCCGAAATCATGTTGGCGACGAACTGAACAGGTTCCGCTTCCGTGAGCTTGGGGATGTTGACGACAAACATCTGCGAGAACGGGATGCTGGTCATCTGCCAGCCGTCGAGCGACCTGCGGTCCTGCACGATGCGCCGCCATTCAGGGGCGATCGGCTTCGTCACCGAGACGTTGGCAATCGCAGCCTCGTCAATTAGCACGCACTTGGAAATCGGGACGATGCCCAACTCCGTCATAATGCCCAGATCACCGCCGAACTTCTGGATGCACCGAGGCGCACCGATTGGTTTTCCGATGCGATAGAGGCCCACCAGACCCCAATCCGTCGCGCCAGGATAGCCGCCCGAGTAAACCGCCGCCTCACCCTGCGTGGACAGGAACACGATGTGGTCGTCATAGCCAGACGTGCTGTCTACCGACCAAGCGCCGATGGCAGCCAGCGAGCCACCACGCGGGAAGACGCCGCCCAGCGCAAACTTGGTCGCCGCGCCCGCAATGCTATCAACGGGGAGATACCAAGCGTTTGTGGTGTCCTTCTCAAGGCAGTATATGCGGTTCTTGTAGACCCACGGGGCTTTGATGACCGCGTTCGACACGTTGGTGATCGAGATATCAGCCCACGAAGAACCGTCGTAGATCTTGCCGGCATCCGCGCCGTTGAGCGCCCACAGGTAGTTCCCGCCCGTAGTCTGGAAGTTGACGGCCTCCCAATAGTTGTTCGAAAGCCCGGTGACATCGGCAGCGCCGACCGCGCCGCCCGTGGACACGTCCCAGAATGAGCCGCCGCCGCAGGCGAACATCTTTTCTGTCGATCCGGCGTTGTAGGTCAGGAGGCTGGCGATCGTTGTGGATGAGCCCATCCCCGACGCGAATTCCTGCGAACCGCCCCGAACCCGCACATAATCGGGAGCCGGGAATATGTTTTCGAGCAGGTACGCCGTGCCAGGGGGCATCTTGGCGAGGTTGTCGTAGATGTACCAGCCTTTGGTGGGCGCAATGAGGCTTTGGCCCCTGCTGACCCGGCTGGATTTCATAGCTGCCGACATGTCAGGTGTTCACCACGTAGGCGTTCTTCATGTACGGGTGATAGAAGTCACGGCCCTCGCTCATGCGCAGGCGTGGCGTACCGCCATCCGTGTGCATCTGTCGGGCGACTTCCATCTTGTAGTCGGCCAATTCCTGCGCGTAGTCCAAGCCCTTCGCACGCTTCCAGCGCCACACGACGCCAAGGGTCAGCAGGCGATCCGGCAGCAGCGACAGGTCCGTATCAGCCGTAAACCGCGCCTTGGGCGTCCCGCCGTTGTCCGTCAGCCAGTAGGACGACACATACTCAAACTTGACGACCTGAGCGTCCTTTACAGCCGGGACCGTCTCGATGTTGTCGCCGCTCACTCGCCAATACGGGATGGTCGGGTTGAAGCCGCGAACCTGGGCGTCAAGAAACTCGTCATCCGAGACAGGCCCCTGAAGGCCAAGCAGGATGGACGACGCCCGGCGCTGTTCAGTCGTGAACCGTTCGAAGTCGGTCGGAAGCGCCCAGATGGTCGTGCTGCCGTCGCCCGTAAACGACGCCTGCACCTTCTGCTTGCGCCACTTGTGGGCGCGGTTCATCTCGTCGCCCTCGTACTGAGCCAGATACACGAACTGCGTGTAGGTCGGATCAGTCGAGGATACGACGGCTGTCGGAACGTCAATGCCCACAAGGGCGCAAGCGTCCTGCGTCAAAGTGAGCAATGACATGTCAGCGCCCCGCCGGCTTGTTGGGGTTCATTGACGGAACGTTGGTGTCTTTCCACGCCCGGATTTCATGGCCGTACTGGTCGGAGCCAAGCGGGACAACATAGCCGTTGTAGCCAAGGCCCTGAAGCTCCAAGAGCCTCTGCTTGGCGGCATCCAGTGTCGGAAGCTGCTGGTACATCATGTTGTCGGCGGCTGCCATCTGCTGCCCACCGCTAAGCTGTTGGCCTAGCTGCATGATAGGGCTGGCAGGCACGCCCGAAGACATGGTTTCTTGACCGCCGCCCATGAGGGCACGGAGCAGTTCAGGATTGACCGCCATTTTGCTATTCCTTTACAAACGAGCGTGGTTACGCCGCGACCTCGGCGTCCTTGCGCGGACGGCCCGGCCCACGACGCGGATTGTCGTCGCCGCCCTGCATCGCCGCCATAAGGTCGGCCATCTGCTGCTTCAGCGCCTCGTTCTCGGCCTGCATGGTCGCCATCTGGGACGCAACCTCGCGCGTATCCGACGCTGCCACGAACCGGCGCGCTGCCTCGCGTGCATCCCGCATACCCATGCCCAAACGCTCAAGGATGCTGTCTGGCACCGCCGCGAAGTCCTCGACCGTGTAGATGCTGTGGGCCTTCAGGATCTCGATCTGCTGCTTGGTGGCCCCATTCCAGGCCGCAAGCGGCGTGCCCGTCTCTGGGACCGCCTGACCCTGTTTCCACGCGTCATAGTGGGGCTTCACGATGTCCCACATGCCGTTGGTCATGCGCTGCACATCGACAACCCGCATGGGCGTCTCGGTGAACTTGCCGAACCCGCGCGGCGAGGTAATGACATAATCGACTTCCTTGGTCCCCAGGTCGGCCTTCGAACTGTCGATAGGGACGTAACGTGTCTCAAAGCCTACGATGCGCATGGAAGCGCGAAGTTCATCGCTCATGTGGTCCTCAGAAAAGGTCAATCTTGTTCAGGGAGGCGTCAAACCGGAAATTACCGTGGTGATGCCCTAGCTTGATGTCGGGGTCGATGTAGCTCTTGAACCCGGCCTCACGCGCCTTGTGCGCAAATTTGTAGTCTTCGCCGTGCTCGTATGCCTTGCCGTCCCGGTGCATCACGCCAAACTCAAACCACCGATGGAGGTGCTTGTTTTCCTCATCGTTCAGCGCGTTGTCTTCCATCTTGAGGCTGGTGGTTTTCATCGCCTCGAAAACTTCACGGTCAACTCGCAGGAAGCCTGTCGCGCACCCGTCAACCTCAATGAGCCCCCGGTGATCCGGCTTGAGGCCCCCAGGATTGGCAGAGACGGCCATCTCGACCTTGCCATGCGGATGGTGCGGCTTCTTCTGGTACACGCCGCCGACGATACGCTCAGGATGCAGCAACAGGCGTTCCATGCCCTGCGGGGACCATGATACGTCGTCGTCAATGAAAATGATGTGGTCCGCGTCGCGGGCCAATGCCTGCGCCACAAGGCTATTCCTAGCCGCGTGCAGGACGGACGAACCTACAATCGTGATGAACGTGACATCCGAGTGTGTGAACGCCTTGGTCGTAGCAGTCAGGCTCAGCGCAAAGTGAAGGTTCACGTTGCCCGAACCGCTGGGAGTGCAGATAGCGATCTGCCGCCGCTTCATCAGTCACCTATGGTTGGGGTCGGAGGGGACGGTATTGTCCCCTCCGTTGTGTCGCTCAAAGCTGAGCGAACATCTCGACGCCAGCAAAGGCGGCATAGGAGCCGACCGTGGTGGCGTTTGCATTGAGGGTGATGCCCGTGATCTTCACCTGAGAGGTGGAGGTGTCATCAAGCGCACCCGCCGTGCCCGTGGTATAGAGCCAGGACGAGGCAGAGGCCGTCGAGAGAACCTGAATGGTCATGTTCCCCTTGGTCTGCACCCAGCCCCACGAACCGGACGAGATGCCGTTCACGCCCGCCGCAGCCACGCGAGGGTTCGCGGAAGCAAGGGCCGTCGTGATCGGTGCCGCCCAGAACGAGGACGTAACCGCGCACACCTGATACGAGGTGATCGACGTGGACGCCGAGACGAAAACATATCCGTTTCCGGCATTGTCCACGTACTGATCGCCGAGGCCGAACTCAGCCCCGGTGAAATTTCCAGTAGCAGCGTACTGGTTGGAGACGTTCGCTCCGACAAAAGCAGTCATGATGTTTTCTCCTATTCTGTCAGATCACGAAGCGTCAAGCAGACGGCCCTGCAACGCGCGGTTGGAACAAACCAACTGGCCCATCCAGTAAATTGGGACCACAACGGCATCCTGATTCACAGGAACCTTGTCATCATCCTGCGTCCAGCGAGCATCGGGATGCTCGACAAGGAACAGGTAATCCGAGTTGATGAAGTACCCAATCTCGCCTGTCGTAGTGAAGTTGGTCGCGTTGTCGTCAAAGATGACATCCGCGCTCTTGAACTTCAGCGAGTTGAAGCCCGCAGAAGCCATGTCGCTGTCGGCATAACGCTGGAAGTTCTGAAGCGAGCCTTCATAGCCCGTGTAGAAATCCTGCGTCAAAACGATCAGGTCGGGCTTGTCACCCTGACGAACCGTCTTCAGCCACAGCTTGTTCATACCGGCGACGATGTTCGTCGGCAGTTCGGTCGTGGCCGTATAGGCGTTGGTGCCCGTGATCTCCTGGAACTGGTTCTTCCAGAAGGTGTAGGTGCCGCTCACGATACCGCCGACCGTGCCAGTGCCGTCCGTCGTGATCAGAGCACCAAGGCCGTTGATCTGGTTGGTCAGCGAACCGGACGAATAGAGGTCCGTCGTGAAGTTGTTTGCCGCCGTCCGCATCGCGTTGGTGATACGCGACTTGACGAGGTTGATCATGGCCTCCTTGCCGGAGTTCATGCGCAGTTCGCGGCCAGAAGCCGTAACGTGGATCGCAACCTGCGCCCACGGATATTCAGCCGCGCTGATCACGTCAGAAGCATTGACGTTCAGCGTGTCGTAGCCAGCATAACGCTGGTACGTGCCGTTTTCCGCGTAATCAAGCTCCTGAACGATGGAGTAACCACCAGACTTAGTCTTGATGTTATTCTTCTTCTTCAGGCGATTGAGCAGTGCGTTGTTGCGTGACACGTTATCCGACAGCTTGCCGGAATGGTTACGGAAGGTCGTGGTGACCATTTCCGTAAAAGTTGCATTGGGAGACGGCATCGTCTCGTCCTTTCAGATTAGGAGGCTCGGGACTGGATGCGGTCGTAAGTCGCGGCAAGGTCGTCCTCAAGCGAACGCGCAGCCGGGCGGGCTGATGTGTTGCTCCTGACGTTCAGGGCTTGGACCTTCTGCGCCTTGGCTGCCTTCTCTGCGGCTTCCTTGGCTGCCTTGGCCTGCTTTTCAGCCTGCACCTTCCCCCAGACGGCATCGTTCAGGCGGATTGCCTTGTCGTATGCCTTTTCCAAAAGCTGCCGTTCGGACAGCCCTGGTTCCTGGGATCGCAGTACGGGGATGATCTGCACCACTTCCGCTTCAACGTCGCGGAAATAGGTGTTGGCCTTGGCGAACGTCTCCACCTCGCTTTCGAGAGCGGCGAGGCGTGCCTGTTCTTCCTTTTCGCGCGTAGACCGAACATCCGTTCGGGTTTCGGCAATCTGGCGCTGCAATTCGGCAACCTGGGCCTGCAACGCGAGGGTGTCGCGTCCGGGGCTGTCGGTGCTTGCTGTCGCGCCTAGGTCTACGCCATACGTCCGCGCAATTTCGAGGATGGCAGCGCGCGGGTTCGTGTCGAGCATCGACTGAGCGGCAAGCAGGGCCTCTAGACCCCGCTCATAGCTCAGACCGTTGCGTTCGAACGTGCCCTTGTACTGTTCCAGCGTCTTGGCGACGGGTTCGAAGGCTTTGACCTGTTGCCCCAACCGCGAAATCTGGCCATGTGCTTCCGTCTCCCGACGTGCAATGTACTCTTGCACGTCAGGTGGGACGGAGGCCCACTTTTCCCGAACTTCACGTGACCAGGAGGCGGGAGGCTCGATGGCCGGCTTTGCCGGTTCGGGCGTGTCTGCCTCGGGGCTGGTCTGGTCTTCAGCTTTGGCCTCTACGGGAGCCGCGCTTTCGGGCTCGACCGCTTCGGGTTCCTTGGTGCTTGCGAACTTGCCATCAGGGCCGCGTGCGGGCTCGCTGACGGCCCTGTCGTAAGCCGCAGATAGAATGTCATCCAACGACGCTTCAGCGGGCTCAGCAGGGCTCGCAGGGGCTTCCTGCACGGCAGCCGGCGCAACGTCGTTCGTCGGGATCGCAGTTTCCGCCGCGCCCGTGAGTTCTTCGCTCATGCAATCCTCTAGGTTAGTCGCCCTGCCACTTCAGGCCGTGGCGACGGGCAAATTTCTCGGATCGGGCCTTGCCGCCGTTCAGGCGCGGCATGTCCCCGGCCTCGATGCATCCGTGCTTCTTCAGGTCTTCACGCCGTGCCCGGCGGCCCTCGATCCACTCGCCAGTGATTGGCGAGGCGTAACCGGGCGTGTCGGGCGTGTACTGCGGGAGCGTCACTTTGCCGGCGTAGGGCAAGTGCATGGCTTCGCCCGTGGCCGGGTCGCGAAACCCGCCATCCTTCCAGACAAACTTCGGCATTGTCTAAAGCGCCTCGTAGGCCGTGTTGGTAATGTTGCCGTTGACGCCCATCTTCGAAACGTGCGCCAAACCGTTCCAGGCCGTGATGTCGTCAGCCACGCAGTTCTCGATCTGGCTGGTGGTCCGGCGCATGTTGATGTTGGCAAAACCCTCGCCCTGTGCCGTGCCGATGACGCGGATACCGCGCACCACCGTTCCGTTGGCATCGCTAATGACGCCCGTAGCGCCGCGCGCCGCAGCCGTGACCGCAGCCTCTGCCGGGTCATAGTCCTCCATGACCAGAAGGCCCTTCGTTCCCGCCGTCGTGCTGGGATACTGCCCCTCAATCAAGATGTCCGGGCAGTTCTCCTGAATGGAGATCGGGCTGCGCATCACGCCGCTGGCAGCCTTCTTGACCACGATGTGGGGGTTGCGGATCACCCCGCCCGTTCCGACAAGGCCCGGATAATACGCGCCCAAGCCAATGTTGGTGTTGATGTCGATGACGGCCTGACCCTCAATAACCCAGTCGTTTTCCTGTGGCTTGGCCGTGCCGTCGATGTAAATGTCCATGTCTTCCATGACCCAGCCGCCGCCGCTGGTGTTCGACGCGCAGTAGCCGTTGACGGACTTGACCCGCCT